TCCGGCTGGAACAGTCCACGTACCCGAAGCAGTAAAAGCAGCTACGTTAGTCACGCTTGAAATACTAACCCACGCCGTACCGGAATAAACGTAAATTTTACCGTCACTTTCAAGGTAACTAAGTTGGCCTTGCGCCAAAACTTTTTCGCCGCTACCCCCAAATGCATTGGTACGCGCCGTACTATCAGCAAAAACGGGTACGCCGGTATTTATTTGATTAACTTGCGCAGCTGTTAAAACCTGCGAAGCAACAAACGTAGGTACTGAAGTCTGTGCGTTAGCGCCCATAGTGCCTAGCCTAGCCTAAAACGTAAATATCATCTAGCAAACTGCTATCTAAAACAAACAATTCAACAATGGTCACGTCGCTGGTATAAAACCTGACCGTATGCCCGGCAGCAAAATCTATGACAGCCTCAATACCCTCAATAGCTACCTCTTCCGTAATAGTGCCTACCCCGGTTATTTGCTTGCTTACCTCAAGGGTGGTACCAATATCAGCTTGGGCGGCCTCATCACGCTCAAGGTTGCTCAATAAAGCAAAATTGGTTTGCACTGACGTAAAACGCGGTTCAGGGGTACCAACTATCAAATAAGCCGCTGCCGCGTCAATTTCGCCTTGCTGATGCAAAAGGCTGTTAGTAATGTCCGTAGTTTGCACAAAATAGGTGGCCTGACTGGTTAAATCATTTTCAGTAGCCGTTTTGTCATCTAGGGCCGTCACGGTTGCCCGGTTAACTACGTGAGTAGCGTCAAAAGCTATTTGCAGGTCATTGTATTTAGTGCCGGTACCGTCATCATTAAAACTAATTACCGGGGCTGAAAGTGTGTCACCTACGCGCGGCTGAAACGTAAAAACGCCGTCACGTGCCATAAAAACACGCCCAAATTCAGCGGTTTGGTTAATTTGCTGAATATAACCTAGGGCGTTTGTTGCTGCCGGGATAGTGTAAGCCGCGTCATGGCCCAAGTTGACTGTGCCTATATTGACGTTGCGCTCAGCACCCGAAAATAGGTCAACTTCTGGCAAATCTAAAATAGTTTCAATTCGTTCACCTGACGTTTCAGGGCTGACGTTAAGCTCATCTAAAGAGGCCTGAGACAGCTGATAAAAACCGTCAGCGCAATTTAAAATAACTAAATTATCGCCGCCCATATCAAACTGGTACGTAAAATCAACAATTACGCCCTTAAACAAATACTCACCCTCACGCGATAACTGCACTTTGCGTAGCGGCGCAATACCCGGCTGGTTATTGGCTGGGTCATAATACGGGCTACCCGGGTCATAGGGTGACAATGCGCCGCCTGCCAGCTCATCATCTAAAACCACTTGCATAGTGCCAGCCGTAAATTGGTCACTAGTTCGCTGCCTACCACGCCGGTAACTAATGGTTTTAACAAAATTAGTTACGTCAGCAAACTGCGTATTAGGGCCCAACGTAAACTCAGTATTATTAAGCACCCCCTTCGTGCTGTCATCTAACGTAAAACTATTTACGTCAAAACCCGTATCTACCTCAAATAGGTAGTTACCGCTTTGAACTACGGGCGTAGCCATTATGCAATTTGAATATCTAGCGGGCCGCTACGCCGGTTGAGCTCTTTAAGCGCGTCTAGCACTACGTCCCCTGAACGTTTCGGGTCAAGGCTCTGAGCAGTAATTGTGTAATTGTTCACTACCCCTGCCTTAGTGCCCAACGCCCCTGCCGTTTCAGCAAACAAAGCCCCTGCCCCTTTAATGTCAGCAGGACGTTTAGCGCCAGCAATACGCGCATTAGCCGCCGCAATAGCCTCTTCAACGCCCTTAAGGTACGCCGTACCGTTATCTACGCCAGCCTTATAAAACTTGTTCGCAGCGGCAAGCCCGATACGGTCAGCAATGGCCTCTACCTCAGCTACCAACGTATTTGCCTTGAGTACGCCGTCAGCAGCACCCAACAGCTGTTTAGCAATTTCTGTGCCGCTTTCTACGCCCGCCGATAGCACTTGGTTTAATGCCTCTTTGCTAATACCGGCAGCCAACAATTTTTCAGTCAATACCCCAAACTCTTTGGCTTTGTCAGCTTGCTTTTGCAACTCAGTAAAGAAACTGCTGCCGCCCTCTTCGGCGCTGGCTTTAAAAGCGTCAGCAAAATTAAGCGTTTCACGTACTACTTCACCTACAGACCCGGCGAAACTGTCAAACGCCTCTTGAGCTGTTGCTAAATTTTCTTCAGCGCCTTTAAGAGCTTCAGCCATTTCTTTTTCAAGCGCTGAAGCAGCCTCTTTAGTTTTCTCAACAAGCTTTTTGGCTTTCTCTGCGATTTTGTCTAAACCTTTACCGGCTGGCGGGTCATCATCTAACCCTTCAACTTTGGGGCGTAATTTGCCTTCCAGCCGGTCTAGCGCGTCAGCTACTGGGTTTATTTTGTTTTTAATAGCGGCAGCTTTAGGCCCTAAAACGTCTAAGCGGCCTAGCAAGCCGTCAAAATAGTTAAGAGTGTCATTTTTGAGTTTGTCCGTTATGACAGCGCCACCGGCTGCCGCCAACGCTGAAGCAAACGCCGGCAAACCTGCTTTGCCACGCGAGGCCAACGCTTGAGCTGCACCAATAAGGGTTTGAATACCTGCATAGCTCAACGCAATAGCTTTAATAAACTCAAACACTGCTTCAGTGGCGGCGCGCATTGCCTTAATAGCAGCAGGCGCAAAATCGCCCATAGAAGCCACTGCTATTTCAAAAGACCCAGCAACGCCGTTGCCACCCTTAAGCGCTTCAATAAATACTTTTAACGCTGGCATTATGTGGTCATTGACGTAAGTAACAAAACGCTGCAAGTACGGCAATACCAATACGCCTAATTCTTCAACAATTTTGCCAAACGATATTTGCAGTTTTGCTAACTGGCCTTGAAACGTATCTGCAGCGTCAGCAGCAGCACCCCCAAATTGTTTGTTAAGTAATGCTTGCACTGCTTCATAATCTTTAGTTTTCTTAACATTTTCAGGGATTTGAATACCTAATTTTTCTAACGCGGCAAATTCACCGCCGTACGCTTTACGCAATGCTTCGCTAACGCTGCTGAGGTCTTTGCCAGACCCTACGCTCACGTCAGTTGCAATTTTTAGCAGCTCTTGGGCTTTGGTTACGTCTTGGGTTGACCGGGTAAGCAAAGCCAAATTACTAGACAACTCACCGCCGCTAATAGTGCTTTCAAGTTCTAGAGCGTCAACAAAATTCATGGTTTGCGTTATGGCGGCTTCAGTGGCCCCAGTAGTACGGCGCAACTGGTCTGCTAGTAGCTTGTCTTCTTTTTGTGCTTCAGCTGCTGCCCCAGCAGCTTTAAACAGCGTTACCCCTAACCCAGTAATAGCACCGGCAGCAGCAACTGCCCCCGGCACTACAGCCTTATTAAAAACAAAAGCGGCTTTACCACCAACGCCCTCAATTTGCTTAAATTCTTTAATGGCCCGCTCAACGCCTTTGCCTACAAATTCTGTGACAATAGGAATAATTACAGCCATGCAACTACTTTAGCCGTTTGCCAACTTCTTTCATGACCTGCTTAGTCAATTCTTTTACTTGGTTTTCTACTTCTGTTTTGTTCGCTTCATAGGCAGGCCATAAAACCCGCGAAGGTTTGCCGTAACGAAATTCAAGTACTTTAATCATGTTTTGACCTTGCTTACTATTGCCGCTGTTTTTGCGGCCTGCAACGCTAAACACAGTATTTACCATGCCTGCAAATTTGACAACAAATACCGCCGCATTTTGCATTTGCCCGGCATATTGACGCGGTTTTTTACCGCTTACTTGACTTTTAACAAATTTGCCCGCTGTAGAACCGGACCAACCACTACTAGGCAACATTTGAAAACCGCTAGGAGTCTTCCACCCTTTGGCCCAGCCGCTCATAGGTGGATTAGTTGGCAAATTTTCTTTAGCTGCAGCAACTACTGGCGCTGTAATTTTTTGAAAATCTTTTGTTACTTGCCGCCGCATTTGTGGGTTCAATTGGTTTAATTCACGCAAAGCTTCTTTTAGCCCAACAATTTCAATACTGCCCTCAAAGCTCATTTGCGTTTATTCCGCTCTTCATTCACCTTTATAACGGTAGCCAAGTCGCGGGTGTCAAACGTTTCAGCGTAAAAGGGGGGTGCCCAACCAGTGAGCAGCAATAGCTCAGCTAATTGCCGGCGGTAGCCGCCCCGCCCGTAGGGTGGCTTTCTTCGCTGTCAACTACCTCAAGCTCATCTAACTTTTCTACCCAAGCGTCAAAACTTTCTTTTAGGCCTTGCGCTTGCAAAGTAACCCACGCCATATAAGCAAGGTCTTCTACGGCAAAGCCGGCAGCCAAATCACCGGCACGGCGCTTGTAGTGCCTCTCCCATTTAATAATGGTGGCTAGCGACGTTTCTACCAGCTCTTCATATTTCTTGCCGGCTGAAAGGGTCGTTACTTTAATTGTTAGCTTCACGCTGCTCTCTTTTCTAGTTAGTTATCAGGGCGCGGTTTGCTCTGAGTAGGTGCCACCCGTCAGGGTAATCTGAACCTCTGACAAGGTACCCAGCTCAGCGTTAACCACGTCAAATGCCTCAAAGTAGGCCCCAGTCAATTTCAGAACTGGTGCCGTTGCTGAGGGTGCAGCCGCAACCGGCGCAACTTCAAAATAAACCGTGCCACCTACAAGGGCATTAAGCGTGGCGTACGTTTCTGTTGCGCCGTAGCTCATCAAAAACGTTGCCGTGACCTGATTATTAAAAAGGCCGCCGGTATAGCTGCGAGAGGTAGAACCAAACGCGGTTGCGTCAAGGCTTTCACGGCTGCGCGTAAACACTACGCTCTTGCACTGGTCTTTCAGGTCAACGGTTGAAGCTGACGTAGCACCAATTTTTACGGTATCTGGGTTAGCAAAATACGTGGTAGTTGGCATGAGGGTTTAGTCCTTCCGTTTCTTATTAGACAATTTAGCAGGTTCGTTAGCGGTCTGTGTGCTGATTTGTAGCAAACCAGCCACGGACAAAAAAGCTAGGTCACGTTCTGTTAAACCAAAATCGCCAATGCCTACGGTTGCGCCTTGCGGTACGTCTTGCCGCCATTGCTTGAGCACTACAAACGTCATGGGGCTATCTTAGTGCTTATTGTTAGGTCATAAGAGCTAAAATCTTGCGCCCCTACTGTGGTTACTGTGGGCCTGCCGTCTTTTAAACCTATTTTGGCTGCCCGTATAAGGTCTGCTTGGTCTAAGAGGTTTTTGAGCGCTGTGTAATTGCCGGGCCCTAAACCTATGAGCTTTACGTTGAATTGCAGCTCAGCAATAACGTTGGTTTGCATAACAAAGGTAGGGGCTTCCACTAAAACGCAAGGCGGGTTAATGTTGCGCGGGTCATCAAATACCCGCAAGCCGGTAATGGTTTGCAGCTTATCTACCAGCTGGTCATAGCCGTCTAAAAGTACGCCCATTACGCAACCGCTGGCTTATTCACGCCTAATAGCCGCATAATTTCGCCCATGCTTGAGCCCACTGGGGCAGCTGTAGCCATTTGTTCGTAGCTTGCGAATTGGTCAATGCTTGAGCGGCTTTTATAGGTTTGCCCTGCGTAAATCATGGTGCCTAGCCGTACGTCTTGACTGGGTACCGTGCTGAGTGAGCTGTCAAAATATCCGGCTTCACGGCGCTTTCGGTATGCATAAGCATTGGCTGCGCCTACGCAAATTGTGGCGTAGTCATAGTCGCTACTTGGGTTGGCAATGGTAAACCCTAAATAGTCCTCTAGGTCTGCAATGGTTATCCACGTGCAGCTACTAAGCACAGTAAACGTAACTGTGCCGGTAGCGGCTACGCGGTCAACGTTAGAGGCCGTGACCTTAAAAAGCAGTTGGTTAGGTATGAGTTTTGCTGGGTCATAATTTAAATCGCCTTGCTGGTTGGTACCAGTAAACAAATACTGCGGTAGTGCATATGCAACCTGCGCGCCGTCATAAGGCGCGCCCATGCCTGAAACGGTAAAGGTTTGCCCTACCGTTATTTCATTGGGTTGCAGGGTGGCAATTACCGCGTAATTGTCTAGTACCTGTTTGTGGGTGACTGTGTAGGTAGCCATTTAATATGGCCCTGCCTAATCAGACCCAGATAATTTTTTGCAGCAGCGAGGCCTTAGCCACAAACGTTGCAAGGTAGCCGTAGTAGCTAAAGGTACGCCCAATGAGGTTGGGGTCTTCAACGCTCATAATGCCGCGTACGTTTTCGTACACTTCCATTGCTGGGGCATGGAATACCACCATTGTTTTTGCTGCAACGTTGCTGTCAACAATGACCTGCAAGCCAAGCGGGTTGGTGCTTGTCCAGTTGGTGACGTTGCCAGCGCCAAGGGTATTCATGCCAAGCAGACCGGGCGCGCCGATAGCTGGGAATACTGGGCGCTTGTCTTGGTCAACCAGTGAGCCAACTTTGGCCCACGTGTCCACTCCCATTACCAAATGGGTTGGGAAGAGGTTGGTGCCGTTTGAAATGTCGCGGGCTGCGCCGTACATGAAGAGGATAAAGTCCTCTGGGGTTTTATCCCACGTGCCCAAAAGCGTTGAGCCGCTTACGCAAGCGTCAACGGCGATATCGTCAGTCTTGAGCAGGTACTGGCCTGCCAAGTCCTGCAAAATCACTTGCATTGCTGCCGGGTCGGTAAAATCCATGTCTTGCGCGCTGATGAAGATTTGACCAGCGACGGTGGTACGGGTAACCGTATTGCTTGCAATGGTCATGGTTTGCGAGGCTGCTGCTTGGCCTTCAGTTTGCACGGCGGTAGTTGTGTGCTGGCTGATGGTTGGGCGAATGAAGCTCTTGCCTTGTCCGTTTGGCATTGCACGTGCACCAACTGCGCTAATAAATGGGCGCAAGTAGTTAATGTCCTGAAACACTGGGCCCAAAACTGGCGTTGGCAGCAAGCCGGGCGTATCAGTGGTGAGGTTTTGCGCGGCCTGAATTGCCGTTGCCTTCTTATCCACGTTTTGCTTGTAGGCAGCGTTGACGTTAGACCATTGTTCACCGCCAGCGTGGAAGGCAGCAAGGTATTCACCTGCTGAAGGCATGGGGAATTCTCGCTCACGCTTTTCAGCTGCCCAAATTGGCGCGGTTGGCGCTGGGGCCGGTGCTTCGTTTACTTCAGCAGTTGGGGTTACGTCGCTCATGGGTTTTTTATCCTTTTTTGTTGGCTCAGTCGCTGCTACCTGAGTTATTTTTGCTTCTTGAAATGCGCCTAGCGCTACTAATGATAGTTCAACCATGCGCGCCTTTTCAACAACTAAAACGCCTTCATCATCATAGGCAGCGGTAATAGGTTCAGCGCCTACGCTTACTGCATCTAGCGCGCCGTCTTTTGCCAGCTCTAGGGCTTCATCAGCTTTAGCGGTTTTGCTCAATTTAGCCACAAAATACAAGCCGTTTTCATCTTCAGTACGTTCAGTCACTACCCCTACCATTTGGGTAAGGTCATGGTTCAAAACCAGTTTGGGGTTAGCGCCGTCAACCGGCAAAGAGCCCGGAAGAAATTTAACTTTTTCGCCTGAGCTCACAGTTGCAACCACGTTATAAGGCGCGGCAAGGCCCATAATCTCGCGTTTGCTTTCGCCCTCAGCAGCGCTAATAACAATGGGCGTGGCTTCAAATTTCAGCATGGTAGTTAATCCCTTTCACGCTCAATAGTAGTAGCAGGCGAGGACTGCGAAGCAGCGTTATCACTGTCCCCGCCTGCCAAATCGTTTTCGTAGAGGTACGTGCTTACGTCTAGTTCTACGTATCGGCCTCGCGGCAAAACGTTATTCATACTCAACGTTTGCTCAATGCACTCAATATATGGCTTTGAACCGTACAAATAAAGCAGTTTGTTGCTTTCGGCGCTGTTCTGATAATTCATACCGCCGCCAGTTGGTGCACCTACCAAAAATGGTGGAATATTTGCAAGGCGCGCCATTTCAAGGCTCTGAAACGTACGTGCGTCAGTTAGCTGCAAATCATCAGGGTTAGCAGTATTAGGCACGTATTCAACAAACTCATTTAATGCAGCTATGGTTTGCTCTTCACGTGCAGCCGCAAAACTTGCAGCCATATCAGCCAATTCTTGCGAGGTCATGGGTTCACCGCCGGTCTGTTTCAGATAGCCCGCCGGTATGGTTTGTGAGGCAAAACGCTCAGCCGCATTTTGCAAACGGTTTGCAGTGTTAATAGCTCTCACGCCGGTATAAACCAAACCCTGAATAGGGCTAAGAAATTGCACTACGTCATTGGGATTTAGTTCTATGCCTTGAAAGTAAATTTGTTTTGAAGGCCCGAACCATTGCCCGGTACTTTGGTCAAGTGTGTTTACGTCACCGGCAGGTATCCACGTAAATTTTGAGGGGAAGCCATTACCTAGCCTTTCAGTAACCACCCAAAAGGCCCGCCCCTGCATAATTAAATCTTCAGTAGTCCAACTGAGGATAAAGTTGCGGGTTACGTTTGGGTCAGGTTGCTGCATCCACACATCAGGCGGGATATAAATACGTTCTAGCTCTTCGCCGTCCCATTGTAGGGAATACTGCTTGAAAGTAAGGCAGCCAACCATTGAGCAAATTAAGTCACGTGCCCGGCTAATAGTTGGCACTTGCATTGCCGCATCACGCGGCAAGTTTTGTGTGTAATAAACAAAGTTGCCAATAACGTTTTGGCTGTACGGGTAACGGGTGGCTGCTGCAGCGCCTTTTATTGCTGGTTCGCTTACCGCGTCCTTTTTAAATAAACCCATGCAACTATCTTAGGCAGTACGTCTAGGGGCTGTGGTAACTATCATGGGTTTAGCTGTTGCGCGTTGACCGATAGCAAAACCTACGGCGGCAACTAGACAACGGGCAAGCTCAATAGGGCCGCTAGAGCGCTGTGAGCTTAACGCGATACTGCCAGCTGTACGCGCTGCAACTGCGCGCCCTACGTGCTCAGCCAACATTTTTGAGCCGTCATGTTCAATACGGCCTTCAATAATCATTTGCCGTACAGCTGCCGTATAGCGGGTGACTTCTTGGTAGCCCCATATGACCCGCCGCCTTTTTAAGTGCAGGGGGCAATTTACGTC